AAACCGGAGACGCCAGAGAGACCGTAGCTTCACTTCGCGTGCGCTAGGCAGGCCAGCCGAAACCATCTCAGCCCCGAGGTGGCCGCGCACGCGAGACATTGGGGCGCACGCGAGGGCTCGTGCCTCGTCGGGAGAACCGACGACACGAGCCTTTTTGTTTGTGGGGACCTATGAGTGACGACGCGCAGATGGTGACCCCGCCGGCTTCTGCACCGGCGAGCAGCCCCGCACCGAGTGCGCCGGCTGCAGACGTAAAACCCGCGCGACCGTCGAGCTGGAGCGAAGCGCTCAAGCAAGGCAGTCGCGAGGACGCCGCTTCGTCAGCAGCGTCCGAGCCGGCATCAGGGGATGACTCGTCCGCAGCCACGACAGTGCTGCCCACTGATGCTGGCCAGGCGCAAGCACCCGCAAAGGAGCTTCCGCCGGTCCCGCATGCACGCCTCAACGAAGTGATCGAGCAGCGGAAGGCTGCCGAGAAGCGTGCGGCGGAATTTGAGGAACAGCTGAAAGAGCTCAGCTGGGCGAAGGGGATCAATCAGCAACAGGTACGCGACCTGGCCGCATGGCGGCGTCAAGCGTTCACCGACCCGAACGGGTTCTTCCAGAACCTGATGCGGAGCGCACCACCCGATGTGGTCGAGCGGCTCCGCAGCGAGTACGGGCGGCAACTGGCGACGCGCAATGAGCCGCAGCCGCAGCCTGATCTGATCACGGAGGCTGGCCAACGGGTCTACTCCGCTGAGCAATTGCAGCGGTGGTACGACTGGCGTTCGCGTCAGCAACAGGCCGATTTCGCGAAACAGCTTGAACCGCTGAAACGCGAGCTCGAAGCCGGCCGCACCCAACGTGCGCAAGCACATGCCGTTGAGCAGAGCAAAGCGTTTGCGTCTGCGGCGGTGGAGCACGCGCACAGCTGGCCCTACTTCAGCGATCACTTGCAAGAGATTGCGGAGGAGTACGCCAAGCAACCCACCGGGCGCGGTACGCCCGAGGAGGAGTTGATTGCGCTCGGCAATGCCTGGCGCAAGGTGCTCGCCGAAAAGGTCCTCCCGTCCCTCAAAGAGAACGGCAAGGCCGCAGCCGTTGCGGAATTTCAAACCAAAGCAGCGGCGTCGACCGAGCAACCAGGTCGCGCCACGACGACGACGCCGAAGAAACCTGCGTCGATGCGCGAGTCGCTTGAGCGCGCGGCGGCAGCGGCGAACTGGCGTCCCTGAGGAGAAGTAAATGGCGGCACCGAATATCGGGCAGATCCTCGCCAATGCGTGGACGTCCTATGTCGGGGGACAACCTGAGGACAACATTTTCGAGGACTACTGGCTGTTCGATCAGTTCTCGAAAGGCGCAGGTTTCAAGTCCTTCGACGGCGGCACCACGATCAATGGGGCGATTGACTACGCACTGAACACGACGGTGTCGAGCTACACCGACACCGACACCATCTCGACGACTCGTATCGACGTGTTCGACGAATTCCAGTTCAACTGGAAGGAATACGCGGGCAACGTCGTGATGTCCTATCTGGAGGAAGCGAAGAACCAGGGCTCGGCCAGAAAGTTCGACCTATTGGAGGGAAAGCTTGAAAACCTCCGCATGTCGCTGCAGAAGCAGCTGAACGACGACATGTTCTCGGACGGCACCGGGAATTCGTCGAAGGCTATCGGCGGTCTCGCCTACATCGTCTCGTCGACACCGACCACCAACACCGTCGGCGGGATCAATCGCGCGACGTTCTCGTTCTGGCGCAACCAGCAGGCCTCAGGCGCCAAGTCGGCGACCGCATTCGACAACCTGCGCGCGGCGATGCGCTCTATCTACAACCTGTCGTCGGCAGGCGTGGGTTCGGTCCATCCGTCATTCGTTGTCACTGACCGTGCAACCTTCGAGGGTTATGAAGGTCTGCTGGTGGCCAACGAGCGTTACACCGAGAAGCGCAGCGGCGATGCCGGGTTCAAGAACGAAGTGCTGACGTTCAAGGACCTGACGATGGCGTACGACAAGTCGACGTCGCTCACAGCGGGCAACATGTATTTTCTCAACACCAAATACATCAAGCTCGCCTATCAGAAGGGCTTCTGGATGAAGGGTCGTCCAGCGGTCGCGCCGGCGAACCAGACGATTGAAGTCTTCACGGTGATGACGATCTGCAACCTCTATTCGTCGAATCCGCGTCGACTCGGCGTGCTCACAGGGATCAACTAATTCCCATTGCTGGCGGTTAGCGTCGTGCGCGACCGACCAGCATAGAAAAGTAGGTAACTCATGGCTTTGTTTGAAGGCGACCCTGTTGCGTTCCAGCAAGACAGTTTCACGTCTTCCTCAACGCAACTCTTTCCACTCGGGACGCGTGCGAAAACGCGTGACGGACGCGTCTTTCGCTACTGCCAGATGGGCGCGGTGGACGGCGTTGCGGGCGACCTCTATCAGTCGGCGGCGCCTATTCCGAACCATCTGGCGAATACCCCACCGGTCGTAGCACTCGGCGCTACGTCGTTCTCCTATACGCCTGGTGCAACGGGCGGGGCGGCGAACCTTTACTCGGAAGGGTATCTGCAGGTCGATACCACGCCGGGCAACGGTTACATCTACAAGGTGCTCGGCCATGCGGCCATCACTGCATCGGTGGCATTCACACTGAATCTGTTTCCTGAAGACCCGATTCAGATTGCGCTCACCGGTTCTTCGCGCGTCGGCCTGATTCACAACCCGTACAAGCAAGTGATTCTGCCGCCGACCACACAGACCGCGACGGTCGTCGGTGTCGCGCCCTGCATCATCACCGCGTCGCAGTACGGATGGCTGCAGACGTGGGGACCGGCATCGGTGCTCATCAACGGCACGCCAGCGATCACGGCGCCCGTCGTGAATTCCGCGACAACCACAGGGTCAGTCGACAAGTGGACGACCGCAGCTGCTGACGTCGCTGTGCAGCCGCTCGGTCACATGATGCAAGTCGGCGTGTCGACGAAGAACAACTTCGTCTTCCTGCAGCTTGCTCCGTAGGAGAACGCAATGACGACGACGCGCCGCTATTTCAACACGACTGAGCGTCTGGCTGAAAAGGCGGCGCGTCAGGAGTTAGCGATGACTCACGAATTTTCTGAAACCGAACGGCCAAATGGTCCCGTTCCAGAACCAGAGCCTGAACCGGAACCGGAACCGGTGCCGCCTGATCCGACTCCGCAGCTGGTGATGTCGCATCAGCAAATGATCGAGATGATTTCGGCGGCTGTCGGAGCCGCCGTCTCCTCTGCGGCGAAGGCGCAGGCTGACCCACTCGCTGATGCGATGAAGCGAGCGCTGAAACCCGAGAACGCGTTCTCGCCGCAGTTCAGTGTGTTCAATCCGGCCGGTGAGCGCGACCACCCGCGACCACAGCTCCGCTGCCCTTACACGCTCTTCGACGGCATTCCGATTGACGGCACGACGGAGACCGTCGAGGAACTGACGCTGATGAACGGGCTCGAGGCTGGCGAGTACTTCGTGACGAAGTCTGACAACACGCAGATTCCGTTCCGCGTCACCGAGCACCGTAACGACCTCGGTGTGCTCAAACGTGTCGACATCTCGTTTCCCTATCGCGACGAGTCGGACCGGCAAGGTCTGATGCCGATGGTCTTCTGGCTGAAGGAAGTGCATCAGCAGATGGCCGAACGGAAGCAGGCGCAGAGGGACGCGGCAGCGGCGCTCGTCAGCGCATAGGGGTCCGCTCGTGACGCTGAACGACATCGAGCTGGCGATCTATCGCCGGCTCAATTACGCCGATGCACCTGGCTCGGACGTGACGACACGGGTGCGCCAGTGGGTCAACATCTGGCATCAGCGCTTGCTCGCACTGCCAGGTGTTGAAGGGCTGCGCGATTTCACGTTCACGTTTGCCTCGGTGGCGAACCAGCAGCAGTACGCCTTACCGCAGGGGCTGACGCGCATCAGCAAGATTCACGAAGAGACGACGCCTCGGGTGCTCAGGATGGAACAGTGGGCGTGGATTCGTGACTACGACCCGCAACTCCTCGCCTCGGGGGTACCCGAAGCGTATGCGCCGGTGTCGCTCAGGAATGTCGGCGCGCAGCCGGCGGCGACTGGGGTGTGGGTGGTGTCGACGAGTGCTGCCGACACGACGCAGACGGCGACGATTGAAGGCATTCGCACCGGTGGGTATCGCAGTGGTGCCGTGACGGCGACCTTGAACGGCACGACACGCGTCGCGCTCGGGACCTACACCGACTACATCGACCTTTCGACCGCGTTCATCTCAGCGGCTGCAGCTGGTGTCGTCAGCTTCTACGATGCGGCCGTGGCCGGCAATGAGCTCTCGCGCATCTCCATCGGACAGACCTCGGCGAAGTACCAGTGGATTCAGCTGTGGCCGACCCCGCAGACGGCCATCACGTATCTGGTCGACGGACTGCGCGTGCTCGAAGACATGGCGCTCGCGACTGACACGCCGATGTTGCCGCTTGAGTATCACTGGCTGCTTGTCGAGGCGGGCTGCTTCGAAGAGTGGCTCCGCAAGATGGACCCGCGCGCGGCCACTGCGAAATCGCAGATGGACGACGGCATTAAGGCACTTCGGCACTGGCAGTGGAGTTGGCCGGACTACCAGCCACAAAACCTGGAGAAGGGTGACCGGCCGTCCAGGCTTGGCGGCATGTACCCGAGGTGGTGATGGCCCAGGCGCAGGCAAACCAAAAACAACGGATGGTGATCGGTGATCTGCGGAAGGGTCGCAACGGGCAAGATCCGCCTTTCTCCTTGCAAGAGCAAGAGTGCATCGAAGCGCTGAATGTCGACTGGTGGAATGCCACGCTTGCGCACAAGCGTGGCGGCGCCGATGCGCTGCCGCTGACCTTCTCAGCGGGTGGACCGTTCACCGGCAAGATTTCCTTTCTTGGCCGGCATGTGCCAGGAACCGACGAAGGCGCCGCCGAGTTGTGGGCGATTGACGACGCGGCGACGCCGGTGGTCGGGCGCCTGGCCGGCGCGACGACGTGGACCGCACCGACGCTCAAGGACAACCTGACGGGCAACCCGTGGGAAGTCACGAGCGCGTCGATCAACGGGCACTTCTTCCTCGCGTATGCGTCTGGTGTGGACCGGCTGCATGTGTGGGACGGGACCACGGTCAGACGTACCGGTCTCGCGCAGGCGCAGGCGCCGACGGTGGCCGACCAGGGCGGGGGTGCGTATGCGGCGACGCAGCGGTGGTACCGCATTCGGTGGACGGTGCAATCGGGCGGCATCACGGTGCGCCGCTCGGACACGGGCACCTCGGTGGCCTTCACCCCGAGTGGTGGTGGCGCGGCCGCGCGCGTGACGATTCCGGCGGTGGCGAACGAAGGCGAGACGCACTGGGAGCTCGAAGCCAGTAGCGACAACGTCACCTTCTACGTGATTGCGACCACCGCTATCGGCACGACGTTCTACGACGATACGAACACGGTCGACACCTACTCGAATTTCAACGCGTCGTCGGCAGCGGGCACTTACACCGTTCAGAAGTCTTACAAGTACCTCGCCGTCGACCAGAACCGGGTGCTTGGGTTTGGTAGCTGGCAGACCAGCGACAAGCAGAACCGGATCGAATTCTCCGGTCTCATCGGGAGCACGAACGTTGCGGACGAGGAACGCGTTCCGCTCAACAACTACGTCGACCTCGACGAGAACGACAGCGGCTCGGCGACGGGTCTGGTGGGCCCCGTGCTCGGCGCCTTCTACGCGTTCAAGACGCGCCAGGTGTGGAAGCTGGTGCCGACCGGTGTGTCCACTGCACCCTATTCCGTCTTTCCACTCAGCAAGGTGATCGGAGCGGTGAGCCACCACTCCATCAAGGTGGCCGAGGATGAGACCGGCAACCCGTCGATTTACTTCATGTCCGTGCGCGGGCCGTATCGGCTGGGAGCGCGTGGGCTGGAGTACATCGGCCTTCCTGTCGAGGACCTCATTCTCGGCCCGACCTCGACGATAGCACTCGCGGCGGCGAAGGTCGTCGCGCACAGCATCTACTACGCCGACAAGAAGCAAGTGTGGATGTGGTTCGCGACGGCCTCGCCGGGGTCTGCCGGTACAGACCCGACCACGAAGATCGTGTGGGACGTCAAGCGTGCCGCGTGGTCCCGACACAGTGGACCGACGGCCGCGATGCGGTGCTCGGTGATGTTTGCGAACACCGTCGCCGCGTCGATGTCACGCGACCTCAAGCCCTATGTCGGTGGCCAGGCGAGCAACAAGATTCTCAAGTGCGACACGTCCTCGACGACTGACGACGGCACGACGTTTCAAGCCTACGTCCTGAGCAAGCCGTTTGCGCTCGGGGGCTTGGGTGCCTACGCGACCGTCGGACAGGGGACGCTCTACGCGCAGGTCGCCTCGGGCGTGACGATCACGCAGACGCTCATTCGAGATTTCGGGCTGGAGTCGACGACGGCAACGGTGTCGCTCACACCGCAGGCGTCTGAGACGCGCATTCAACGGCTCATCGACAGCGGGCACATGGGTTCTTGCTGGGCGATTCAAGTGCAACTGGGCGACGCCTCCGCGATTGCGAATGCATGGGCGATTGATGCACTGACCTTTGAGTACCGCATCGACCAGGATTTCGCGTGAAGCTGACTCAAGATTTTCGCGGCGAACTGGCGGGCCCGTGGGAAATCGCGCAGGGGTTTCTCATCGAGCAGTTCGATCACCTGATGGCGCAGATCCAGTCGGGTTACAACGTGCAGCACACCAAGGACGATACGCACGGCGATGTGACGGCGACGTCGCTGATTGTGTCGGGCCTGACGAAGGTCGCTGGCCCTGGCGGGCTTTTCCTGCACGAGGACTGTGACATCACGCCCGTAACTTTAACCGGCTCGGTGAATGACTATGCACCGGGTGGGTGGGACGGCTGCACGATTGCGCGCATCAGTGCGAATGCCGCTGGTTACAACATCACCGGGCTGAAGGCGCCGTCGGCGTTTCAAACGAGCTTTCAGATCAAGTTCATCATCCCGGCGGGCGTGAACAACATCACGCTGAAGAATCAGAACGCCGGTTCGATTGCGAAGAACCGGCTCGAGCTCGGAGGCGTCGACTACACGCTGGGAGGCACAGCG